CAACCACATTTTCATCAATCCAATTAAAACAATCTTCTTGAAGGTCACCACTTACTTTTACTCTAAAGACTTGTTTTGTAAGCCATTTTAGTCTATAGTCATCTATCGTTTGTTGTGTCATAATTATTACCTTAGGAGTTTAGGGGCCGAAGCCCCTTTGAATCTCTCCTTTTATTTATTATGCGACTGCAAATTTGGTTGCGCCATATTGTAATGGTCGAACTGTTCTAGATGCATTTTCTTTCGCAATAATGTATTCCTTAACAAGTCCACTACGAACAATATCTTCAATTCCAAATTTAATTACACTAAAGGAATCAATTCGGCCTAGCACTTTAGTAAATTCTGCTAGTCCCGAGATATCGTTACGATTACGTGAACCCTGTAAATCATCTTGAGCTGTATCTCCGCAGAAGATAATTTTGCTTGTTTCACCTACACGAGTAATAATACTGTCTAACTCGTGATATGTCATTGATTGGCATTCGTCAACAATAATTACTGAGTTGTCAAATGTCAATCCTCTCACAAAAGATGAAGTCATAAATTTTACTTGGTGTTTTTGTTTTAATATTTCCCAAGCATCACCTCTGCCAAATAAATCATTCACTATATCAGCATAAGGTACTGAATAAACTGCTTCTTTCTGAGCTTGAGAACCTGGCATAAAACCTTGTTCTCGAGTCTGAACAGCTGAACGTACGATTACTACTTGGTCATAATCTTCAGATGTTAATACATCGCTTAATCCTAAGTAGAGGGCGCACATCGTTTTTCCAGTTCCAGCTGTACCAACCGCGGCTATATTATAACCTGTTCGATAATCATCAAACATTTCTGTTTGAGTATCTGTGATTGGCTGAATAGGTCGCATGCTAAACTTTCGGTCTAGCTGACCTGTTCTTTCATTCTTGAGTCTTCTCCTCTCCTTCTGTGAAATACGACGTTTGGACATACACAATCTCCTTAATTTTAGCAGATAAATTTCTATTTCCAGTCATTTATCTTATTTCCTGTATAGCTTTTGTTATCTTTCATAGACGAAAGCAAATCACGAAAACCTTGGTCCGGTTTCATACGGCCCAAGCGTGCGCTATCAATCACGGGACGCACGGAAGAAATTCTTTGTGTAATATGGGGGTTTTCTTTAAGGTAGGTTTCTCGCTCCGAGATTTTCATAAATTTCTCGAAAACTTCACCTGTATCGGTATTTTGAAATTCGTATGTTGGCATTAAATGTAAATCCAAGCTTTCATAAATTTATTTATTATCAGCTGACTATCATTTCGTAGATTTCTTTCCAATTTTTTACTTTTGGAATATTATCATTCTGGTAGTCGGCATTAAATAAATGCTCTACTAATACTGACCTAAGGCCTAAATTATATCCACATTCAGCGTTTTCTGGCTTATCTTCAACCCAGATACATCCGCTATCCTTATATGGAAGTAGTCCCTCGTCTTTATCAGCTCCACAGTCCAAACAAACAATCTTCTCGAACACAGCTGGTCCGAAGAGTTTCTCTAAGTTTTGTTGTCTGAGTTTACCAGCAAAGAAGTCTGTACTTAAACTGGTAATACAATGAAAGATATATCCTTCATCGTGTAATCTTTTAACGTATTTGATTGAATCTCTCAATCCTGGTAAGAATCCAATTCTTGCAGACTCGTTGAATTGTCTTACCAATTTTTTACTTTCTTGTTTAGTTATGCCGAATGTTTCAGCCACTTCGTAAACACCTTCTTTTACAACTTCGTGGCCATTCTCTGACATCCATTTGTAGAAAGCATATTTCCAATCTAGTAGAACACCGTCGCAATCTACTAGTATCAATTTATCAGTTCTATGGTCCATAATATAATTTCCTTTTCCTTTTTATGGTATATTGTAACATGTTTTTCTGTATTTGTCAACCCTTATTTGAATAATCCTTCTATATCCCAATTGTCAACATACTGGTCAATCTGAGGCTCTTTAAGCCATTCTATTTGCCTATTATAGGGTTTATATTTCTCACCAGAAAAGTAATCCTCGTAACAAACCAGTTGACCTGGTACCCTCTTGTACATATACGACATTATATCATAATTCTCTACAATTTGACGAACTACTGCTTCCATGCTTGTAGTCGTTTTTGCATACCAATAAGGTTCATCTGGGTCCATAGTTGCTTTATATGTTTCACCAACTTGATATGTTCCACGATGAATTTGTGTTATTCGTTCATTAAACTTTTTTATAAATTCAGGCCTTACAAGTCGATGGTCTAGTGGTATATTTGTATTAAATCCTGTTCTATCAAACGAGCCATCTCTACGAACAGCTAACCAACTCAGTATCTGTGCACGTAAATCTTTACGGTAAAGATAGTAAACTTTGTCAGCTTCTTCCAAAACTTGTTGCAAATGTTCCAAATCATAGTGGATATCTGTTCGAGTATAACTGTTAAAATGCGATGGCATTATTTTGTAGCATGCTGGTGCACCACGACGAAGTTCTTCGTATATGTTCCACAAACTTAGAATATACTCATTCATAATTCCATAGCTTGATGCGTCAGTATCTTTTATACCTGCTAACCTACCAATACGATAGGGACGCTCATGAGAAAATAACTCACCCGTATAAGGTAAGTTATATTCTTCTGCTTTGTCTAATGTGAAATTTGTTGAGCCGGTTCTAAAGTTTGTAAGTATTGCTACATTAGTAATCATACTTATCTTTAAGCCTTTGTTTCCTTTTTGTTTGACGGCGTTTGTTTTTGCGCTTTTCGTTCTGACGGTCTTCTTTACGAGGGTCCTGTCCCCAACCGTCACCTTTGCGATAATCTCTAAATCGCTTAGGCATAGTTACATTCCTTCTATCGCATATCCATCGGAGTTGTTAGTAACTCTGGAAAAGCTTCTAACAATGTTTCTTTAGTTAAACCTTTTACTTTTGTATGAGATAACATATTGTGTGCTAGTAATTCAGCATCTTCATTGTCGATATCTTCTAAAAGTTTAATGAATAATTGTTCACGTTTAACCTGTGACATGTCATCATAACCACCACCTTTGAAAAAGATTTTTAAGCGTCTTGCTTCTCTATAAAGCATAGTTTTTGCTTCATCTTCAAATTGGTTTGGATTCCAAGGTGGAGCTGTATCGGGTAGTAAAAACTCGATAGACTCGTCATATATTAAACGTAAAACATTGCGAAAAGGAACATTATCGTTTTCACGAAGCCATGCAACTTTTGCGGCTTTGGTTTTCTTTTTTGGAAGTTCAGATAGAACTTCTGACATTGATAATCTAATTGCCATAATTAAAAATCCTGTATATCTGTAATTAAGTTCTTCAACTTTTTCTTAACAAAGAAGTTAAACAGATGTTCGCGACCAACTCCTTTGTCCTTGTTAAATTGCTCAAGAATCTCGTCTTTATATTCTTGCGGAACTAAGCTTAGGTCAATCATTTGCTTATTCCTATTTAAACGGAGTTTTGTTTCTTCGTCCATAGTTTCGGGCTCAGTTAAAAACTTCGTTATTCTTTTCTTAGTCATTGGTTTTTGTCTATCACCAATAGCTAAGCAATTGTCAGCACTCAAGATGTTTGGTACACCATCACCAACATCTCCTCGTAACACTTGTTCTTGTAAATATTTATCCGGGTTATCATGTCGTACCCAGCGTTTCATAACTGGATTATATTGGTCAACATTCGCATATGTTTGTAATTGAATGAAGTCTTTGTCACCAGATAGAATCAATATTTTTTCAGAACCAATATTGAGTTCAGTACCAAACTCATGTACCACAGTAGCAATAATGTCGTCAGCCTCACAGCGTTCTACATTGATTACTTTATATGGGAAAAATTCTTCGATTTCAGCTCTGATCGCATGGATAACTTCAAAGAGTTTATTCCAATCCATATCAGAAGCATCTCTACCTTTTTTACGATTCGCTTTATAATAAGGGAAATAGTCACGTCGCCATACGTCTTTGTTATCGCAACATAAAACAATCTCGCCATATTCCTCAGAGAATTTTTTACGATTAAATCGAATTGAATTTAAGAACATGTGACGAAGTAAATTTTCGTCTAGTTCCACATTTGTGTGGTTGCCAATACTCGCAAAGAGTGATGCCAACATTACTTGGTTGTAGTCAACTAATATCATAATTTTACCATAATTTAATTTAAGTATTGGATATTATATCATAAATCTTCGTCTTTGTCAACCCCTAGCCCAATAAGTTCGCTTTTCAGTCCACCTACGGTTCTTGTTCCATCGGAATCAATAATTGCTACGTTTTGACGTGCGAAGTCGTGTAATGGATGTTTACCATCCATAGTCAATAAATGTAAAGCTTTAATACTTTCAAATATCAAAATCATGTTTGGAAAATACTTATCAATATCGCTATCGAAATCACAATTGGCTCGGGCCATTTCATGTAAAACGTTTTCCCATATAATTTCTGATAGGTCATTTGCATAATTTTCTTTATATTCTGAAATTCTACTTTTAACTTCTTCTGCCGACATTGGAGCATCAGAAATCAGCTTTGGAAATTGTACAACATTATCCGGCTTCTTTTTGTCCGCCATGAGTTATATTCCTTAATAGTGTGTTCCACATTACTTGGAATGACTGAACACTGTTTCTTGCTAGGTTAAACCTATCTGAATAAGTAAATCCATTAAAATAGTTTGGATTTTGTTTCATACTTTCTAGTACTTGTTTTGCTACTGAGAATGCATAGTTTGCATGGAATTGTGGGTCTTCGTTCCAATCATACATAATTGTAGCATTCTGTGCAGTTTCAGGTAATGCACCATAATTTGGATGGATACAAATCACCTGGCTCTTAATTGCTTCAATAAGAGCGATACAAGAAGTTTCTTTCCAAATATTTGGATATAAGAAAATATGAGCATCATCAAGAGCTTTCAAAACTTCTTCGTTAGATTTAACTCCGTGATATGTCATGTTTGGATGTGCTTCAATTGTTGCAAATAAACCTTTATATGCTTCATTACGTTGTTCCCATCCATAAATTTCAAAGCCAGAATAAACATCAAGATGAATGTTATCGTATTGCTTACTCAATGCATCAAATACTGGAACTAATAATTCCAATCCACGATGTGGTGTTGTATGGTAAATAAAACGAATAGTATCTAAGTTTTTCTCTTTTGGTGCAAATTGTTTTTCAACAGCATTATAGATAACGCTACATTTGCTATAAGGAATACCAAATCTTACAATGTATTGGTCACGTTGCCATGCTGATACAAAAACAAAATGGTCAAACTTTTCCCAACCACCATCTAATAAGATTTTATTTTCTGGGTCTTCAGCTAAATCGTGAGCCCATAAGATATTCAATACATCATCTTTCAGTTCACGAGGTCTGCTTAAATGAACAGCAACTTTTTCTTGTAGTTCTTTATCGACGAGGTCAACGAAACGTTGTCTCATCATTTCAGTTCCACCTTTTGAATTAGTGGATTGCTCGGAGTTAATTACTTCTCCTTTATACACGCAACTCATTTTCTACTCTCTCTAATTTTTCGTTTACAGATTGCTTGAGGCTTTCTGCATAATTTCTAAGTGTGCTAATCGTTGTATATAAGTGACCTTGAGCTTGACTACCATCAATTTGCTTTTCTAAATCACTAATTACAATTTGTACTGCACACAGTTTTTCTAAATCATTCATATCGCGCTTCTCCCATTATATCATTCAATGATTTTTGTGACCCTTTCTTTTCCCACCAGTCTTTTAAAAATTCGTATGAGTAAATGGCTGAGTCTGCCTGTTTGTTATAATAATATATATTCTTTGAGCGAAAGTCGATTACATTCTGGTTAAATAGTGGAAAGGTATAAACCTTACCAAATCCATGAAGTACATTATTTTCAAATGACGGCGGTGCACCCATCGGCATTCTATAATGTATAGCACCTTCTACAGCACCATCAAAATAATAATCTATAATCTTCTTTGCATAATCACGTTTCAATGCATAACATTGTAAACCGTGGTCCCATAATTTACGACGACGAATATTCATTGGAGGATATTCTGTTTCTGTATCGTATGGATACTCAAAAACATTACACAAATGTAATGCATTCCAATTTGGAATTGCTTCAATAAATTCCAATAAAGTAAAGTTCCAATGCTTTACTGTTTCGAAGTCAACATCATCTTCAAAGAATAGCCCATAATCTTCGTCGGTATTTTCATACCACCATTTGATTGTAAGTAAATGAGAAGACGTTACGCCTTTGGTCATAATTTCTAAAAGTGCTGGTTCACCAACAAACTTTATAGAATTTTCATTATATCGCTCGTAAACATGCACATTAATATTTGGACAACCGAGTTTGTTAAACTCAGATTCCGTATATGCTTTACGGTCGGGACACTCTTTAAGATTGATTATGTTCGGTGTCGGTATGTTCTGTAGTTTGCTCAAGTTTAAAATCTTCGCTCAATTCATTGTAAATATCAGTAAGAATACTATGGAAGTTTCTTACCGAGCCATTATTGTGTATACGATATGTGTTTACGTCAAACTCTTCGTCGAGTACATAAGCACTATCAATCGGTGTTTCTTTTTGAATTGTATATTCTTTAACTAAATTACCATTAAAATACCTACGACTATCTGTAGAATAGTCATGCCCTTCTCTTGTAATCTGAACAATGACAACATTTTCTGTACCTACTTTTTCGATGAGTGGTTTGAGTTCTTCTACAAATCCACCATCTGCAACTGCATAATTGATTCCATCTTCAATTTCTTCTGCAACTAACTTACCAAAATAATCTAATCCTTTCTTTGGCTTAATAACATTTTCAGATACATGTATCATTGCTTCTCTACGAGAATGGTCACCAAGTGCATGTTCGACCACTTCTTTCTGTTCGCGATCGTTGTAACCTTTCATAAACCAAGCTTTATCAACACCAAAAAATTCGATTGTTTCTTTAA